CTGTTCTTGTGAAATTGCCATTATTTGATTACCACTTTTTACACGACCAGTAACGTGCGCTAAATTTATCTTTTGCTGTGGAGCAACGATGTCTAGCTCTGAACGACTTTCTGCGAGCAGGCTCGTTCTTACGTATGGGCATATTAGGGTCACCGTAATGGACAATCTTTACTTTGTCGCCTTTCTTAGCCAAAACTACAAACTTTTTATCATCTCTCCAACTGTTACGAGGCTTGTTGAAGCCAGCAAAGGTGTTACCCCTATACTTTATACGACCACCGCTAAGTCTAGTTACTCCTTTCATGGCGACAAAATACTTACTATTTATGTTTTGATTCAATACCAAATTAAAGTATTGATTTGTAGTGATATTTTCTTTTATTTTTGATTTATGGCAAACGAACCAGCAAAACCAGCTTTATACAGCAGAGTTAAATCTGAGGCTAAACGCAAGTTTAAGATATTCCCTAGTGCCTACGCTTCTGCGTGGATTGTAAAGGAATATAAGAAAAGAGGCGGAACCTACAAGGGCAAAAAGTCTGGTAAGACAGGTGTAGCTCGATGGATGAAAGAAAAGTGGACTACTCAAGACGGACAAGCCTGTGGATCAGCTAAATTCAAGGGCGTAAAAAAATGCCGACCCACTGTGCGTGTTTCATCTAAAACCCCTGTTACTTGGAAAGAGCTGAGAGCAAAAGGCAAGGCTTCTGAGGCTATCAGAGAGAAAAAACGTGTAGGAATGGGTAAACGCACCAAAGCCATCAAAAGAAATTAGTCCAAACGGCTTCAGTAGTTTTTTTTCTTTGTCCTGTTATCTTTTGTAGAGGCTTGAAATCTAACCAATCAGCTCTTGTGTTTTCACACACGATTACTTGACCCCTTCTTGATTTACACCAATCAGCTAGTTCATTGTAATCAATCTTATTTATTTTATAGTGTTCTCCACCGTATTGATAAGGAGGGTCAATAAACCAAGTCGCTTCTATGTCTGGAAGGTCTCGATAATCAAGACAGCTACACTTCCAATGCCTAATACTATCTAATTTATTAGCTATTCTTTTTAACTGAAAATTAGTCGTACTAGCCCAGTCCCAATCAATCTTTGATTGGCAACTCCATCGTTGAACTATATTTTTAGGCTCTATACTGCCTCTATTTATACAAAAACCAAGAAGTTGTTTAAATTCATTAGGTAAATTTAACTTGCCTATGTCTTGACCCACATAATAATCTAAATTATCAAGTATAAAGTCCTTATCAGCCTTATTTATCAACCAATTCCAGATGTTATAGATAACATCGTATCTATCATTTATCCATACGTCTTTATGAGCATAATTTACGCTATACCAAGCAGCGCCAGAGAATGGCTCTATTATTAAATCCGTTTTTGGCTCAGGATATAACTTGGATAACTTATATTTACTTCCGTAGTAGCTAAACATATCATCTAAGCACGTACATTGGGGCGTTACTACCCTTTTCATTACGCCAAATAGCATAATCTGTCGCATCCGACATATGTCCCCTGTCGCCATTGTCGATTTTTAGCCCTTTATCGTTTACAATAGAGTACATATAGTCTTTTATGACGTGATCGCACCTTGTATTTATCAAAAGTCGTCTTTCTCCATTGATTCCAGCGTAAATTACGTTAGTCACCTTGTCCACACGTACTTTTCTTCGTGGATTTTGGATGTCTAGTTCGTTTTTATACGAAATTTGGTGTTCATCGAACACTTCTCGCACGTAATCCCAGTCATTTTTGCCTACACGACCATAATTACCACTTTTTTGGTTAGAAGTGTTGTCTCCAGACAGTAAAACCTTCGAGATACCCCACTTTTTTAGTAATTCTACCGCTTTGAGGGCTTGTTCGGTAGTTAAAGCCTCTTTGGAGAAGATTTCGTCAAAGACAACATACTGCCTAAGCCCATTACGAGCCTTTTTAACTTGGAGCAAAGCCCAGCAATGAGGAGACCTGTTGAAATCAGCACAAAGCCAGACAGGATACCCATCATCGTAGTCAGTAGCCGTAAGATTCCCATCAGGGTAGTGATTGTATCCGTCAAAGTGTTTGTAAGCCTTTTTAGTCGGGTCATCTGTCTCCTCGCTCATTTCGTACCCCAATTTATACGACAGAAAGTCCATCGCTTCCTCTTGGAGCAGCCGTTGTTTACTGTGATTAGTTTCCCACAAGGGAATATCCCAAGTCTTATCAGGTTCTCTCATATAGAAAGTATAGATTTAAACGCACTCTCAGAATCAACAAAAAAAATGGGGACACCCATTTCTGCACCCTCCTCTACTATGTATAATGCACCTGAACGGTGTTCGTGTAACGTTTTAAGGTCGTAAGTGAGTATGCCCCATCCATTTTTAATGCAATCATCGAATAAAGGATTAAACTTCTTAGAAGAGGCTCCTTTCTGGACTATTTCCCAACGTTGTTTCACAACTTTAGCGTCAAGCATACGTACAAAAGAGTTAATCTTGTTTTTAACTGAGTTTACTTGTTTCTGGTCAACATCTGTTGTAAATCTAGCGTATATCACTACTTTAGGTTGTTCCATTCTTCTACTTTGTAGCCCGTTTTATCTTCCTTTACCGATATTTGTAATACGTTAAAGATGCCCGACTTCATGAGCCGACTATTAGCATCATTCGGATGATAAGGCGTACAAACGCTCAAAACAATACCTTTATCGTGAACACGCTTAATCCACGTGTTAGATACTTTGTTCCATACGGTTTCCCTACGAGCCGTAGATATTCTATCCTCGTCATTACACACATCATCAAGAATCAGTACACCAGCTCGCTGTCCTGTGGTTTGGGTCAGTACTGCATACGCCTCATAAGTGGGGTTACCAGTACGGTTACGACTCTTCACAATTATGCGTTGGGTTGAGCCTGTATCGGTGCGGTCAAACTCAACAGGATTGAAGTTATGTTCCCTGCACCAGTATCGGTACATATCACTCATGAACAGCGCACGCAAAGACAATATCCTTTTAGTAGAGATGCCACCGTCAGCAGATACAATCAACGTTTCTAGTTCGTGCTTGCGAGTGGTCATGTAAGCTGATAAACCAATGGGAACTTGCTGAGACTTTCCAGTGTTATAAGGCGCACGAATCAAGCCATTAAGACGAGCGTTCTTAGATAACGCCTCTTGCTCCCAGTCATAAATCCCCTTCTGCATCGTAAGGTGTATATCAGCTTGACTTACCTTGTTCCCATCTTGATCTGCTAAACAATTCTCGATAAATGAGTTCCTGAGTTCTAATGAATCAGGAGGCGGATCGTGACCCACTACGTTCACCAATAAATCAGACCAATTATTTTTTTGGGGCATACGCTCGCTTGCACAGGGTACATTGTACCTCACACTTCCTGCCATGAGACACAACACCCAAACACTTAAAGGGTTTTGTTTTGTTCCAAAACTTCAGATGTTTTACAAAGAAGTTCGTCTTAAATATAGGAAACTTGAACAACTTAATTTTCATAGGTATATACCTCCTCTTTCAACTCCATCAAGTCCTCCTTCGGTATATATACAAAAATGTCCTTTCTATTGTTCCTGCCCATCAGCGTATAAGCAATGGTACTGAACCCATATTTTTTATGGAGACTATTACCTCGTAACACGCCTTTCTTATTGTTTATCTTGGGAATCATTTTTTTCTGCACGTATCTATACAGAGTCTTATTGTCCACGACCACAAACTCCCCATGAAACTGAAAGGCTATCTTGTCCGCACCATTAGGGCTGCACCATCCAGCTTTGCCCTGAACGTTCCTAAACTCTATTAGGATATACCCCTTGCTGTGGCACGCTTTAATGCCCTTAACGTCATAGGTCACATCTCCGATACGAGCGTCAATGTGATTGTAGTCATCTTGCTTCGTGCCTTTTACAGCTCCTGTAACCTTGCAAAATAAATCTTCTGACTTTTGGGCTTCTTTATATTGTCTTTGTTGTATCCCTTTAAACGATTTCATACTCCGCTTCTATTGCCTCCATCCTTTGCGCAAACTCTCGCAACTGATCCATGTTTAGGAAGTCTTGAAGAACTTGCAGTGTTTGCTCTCGCACCTTGTTTTTATACTCAATGATGATAGTCGGCTCGTTGCTCAGCTCCTTACGAACGTCATGTAAATCCTTCATAATTTTACTCAAGTCCTTTGGGTGAATCGCATCCAAGTCTGGATGATTCTCTAGTAGCGTAGTTATCTTCATCAGCATGAACTCTACTTTTGCCGACATCTTTTCCTTGCGTTGTTCCAACGTACCCAAGTCGGACAATACGTTCCTATACTTCTCTAGTTCTAGTATGCTACTATGGTCCAGATCAGGCTTATTCTCCCTCAAGATGATTTCATCATCTATCTTTGATCGCTCCGCTTTCCAGTTGTAAATGGTTTGTCTGGACACACCCCATTTTTGAGCTACTTTTGACACATTGCCAATGACACTAATATCTTTTAGTATTTCAACCTTTTCCTCAGGTGAAAACTCTTTGTTACCAGCCCTTTTCTTTGACATACTCAATCACTGATTCTATACGGTTATAAATATAGTTAGGCAACTTATCAGACATAGAAGGTATCTCATAAAGACTCTCAATGATCACCTTTATCTCTTCTAAAAGCTCCTCTTTGGTTAGTATCTTTTTCTTTCTGTGCCAGCCCATTTGACAAAAACTTAGTAAAATTGACAGACTATACCTAGAAATCTTTTAAATAGCAAATATTGACACCTTTGGTAGAAATTTGATTTTTTGCGGAAGGGAGGGTAAACGACACCCCTGCTGACCTAATTTAATATAGCACCCCCTGTTCGCTATGTTATTGTATAGGGTTCGACCGTATATAAGAAAATTGCATACAATAGCTATAGCTTCTATTCTAAGCGCGTTAAACTATTAAGCAATGTATAGAGTAGGGTAAATTATTTGAGCGCGTTAAACGTCTAATTTAAGGCTGTAAACGATAGACACGTTTTGAAGGTGGGCAAAGGGAGGCGTTTTATTGTTTATC